CTTGATTTTCTATAAAACTAAAAGATACTTCATCTGGTACATTATACTTTTTAGCTAACTTTTGAACTTCTTCTATTGGTATGTTTTCAGTTGCCTTACGTAAAGGATCTCTTTTTAGACGACTCCACCATCCAATAAATCTTGTTTTAAATGGTTCTTTGGTATTTTTTTGTAAAGATATAGGTTCACCAGTTACATCATCAATCCACTTAACATTCTTACCGCCTAAAAGTTCTTCCTTAATTTTTGGTAGTCTCTGATCTAGTGGAAGATCTTGAAATTCACCTTTCTGCATTTCTACAATTTTAGATCTTATCTCCTCTCTTGTCATATGCTGACCTGAATGAGGTGATTTTAACCTTGCTTCTAAATTAGCTTTATCTATACGCTCAGCTTGTTCATGTATTTTACCTAAACGTCTTCTAGCTGTTTTATTAGCTGTTGAAGCTGTTAGTGCATCATCCCATACACTAGGTTCAGGAATAACATCAGTTGCATGTGCAAAAGCATGACGACCTTTAGTGATATCATCTACTTCTAATCCATATCCTAACTTCCTCAGCTTTCTAATCTGCTTAGTTGCTTTACCAACCTGTGCTACCTTGCTTAAACCTTTAGTACCGATAGCTTCTGGTAGAAAACTACCTAAGAAGCCACCTAGTTCTTCATTAACACCTAGTGCTCTAGCTCCAGTTCTACCTAGTCTAGCACCTTGTTCACTAGACCAATTCATAAAACGTAGAACAGTGCCAGCAGCTGAACGTAAACCTAGTTCACCTTCTTCAGACCGACTTTCCCAGTCAGCCATAGCACTACCTGCACCTTCAACTCCACGACCCATAAGACGTAAGGCATCATCAGTCCAAGTATCAGGATCTTCTTCAGCCCATTCTTGTAGCTGACCAACAGCTCTACCGGCTAAATCTTTAGCACCTTCTACTAAGTTAGTACCCCAAGGTACATAACCATCATCTTTAGTTAGTTGGTTTTGACTGCGTCTTTCAATCTCTTCCCAGTCATCTAGTGTATCGAAATAATTTATAGCACTCATGCGTTCATCCACCACTGATCTAAATCATTAACATTTGAGCCAGTTATACCTCCCATTCTTCCACCTTTGAAGGATGGTGACCTATTAGAAGTCTGTACTTGTCCGCCAGTAGGCGTGCTTAATGCACTAACTATGTTTGCAATGGCATTTAACTTTCCACCCATACTCTTAAGTGTATTTGTTCCCTTTCCACTTATAATATTACTTAAGTCAGGTCCTTCTGTATTAAATACTGGATCCTTAGCACCAGGTTGTGCTTTATAGATGTCTGCTCCGAAACCTCCAAGTTTTTCAGGTATCTTTATACCTTTAGGTAGCTTTGCCTTAGGATCAAAAGCCGCTGAGCCTGTATATAGATTTGGATTAGAACCTAGTGAAACCTTCATATCCTTATCTATTTGTTCAGTTAAGTCTCCTCTTGTATCAACACTTTTTAGTCCTCCAGTTCTACCATGGCTTTTACGCCAATCTCTATGATCTATAGTTTTCTGTGCTAACTCTTCTGGTTTCCATCCCCCTTCTATTAATTTCCTTTGTATTAAAGAAGGTTTAGATTTATATTGTTTTGTTAATGTCTCTAAATCAGTTAGTTTTGTTTTCTCTAAATCAGTTGGGGTTGTTTCTGATGTTGAGCGAGTGTCTATATTATTATCGGAAGATGTTGATCCAGTATCTGCTTGGGTTGCTAATCTATCTCGATCTGTTATGAACTTTTCTAAAACTCTTTCGGATTCAATATTATGATCCTCTTGACTTTTAACATAAGGTGTATCAATGCCTAAAGACTTAGATATCTCACTTCTTCTTTCAGGATGTTTATTCCAAATTTGTTGAGCATTTTCTAATGATTCAATTTGCCTAGCTTTGGCACCTTTTAACATGTTTACATATTGACCTCTATTCATAGCGGTCTTAGGCATATTATCTATTATACGCTCTAACCTAGGTATATTACTTAAAGCTTTTGATTGTTCTGTGCCAATATTCTCAATAGATCTAGTAGTTCTATCGCTAGCTTCTTGTTTAATATCTTTTATTCTAATTTTAGCAGATCTTATTTGATGCTTGTGGTAATCATTTGGTTTTTTTATTTTCAGAAGATCTTCTAAACGTGTCTCCCAACGTTGTAGTTTAGAAGGGGGCTTCTTCTTCTTATCCTCATCATCAATCATTTACGCTTTCCCCCTGTTTCTCGCTCGGTTTTTGCTTTGTCCTTCGAGCTTGGTGCCACCGCCTTGTTGATGCGAGACATCCAGCTTATCTCCATTCCCATACGTATTCCTCCTACGGTTTTCAGCGTTAAGTGCAGCCCTTTTCTTTTTCTGAGCTGGTTTTTTATTATATTCACGCTGATAATCTTGCTTAATTTTAAGCGCATTAGCGTGAGATGTATAGTAATCAGTACTTTTGCTTGCCATATAGCCTCTGTTGTACTAGTTCTGGATGTACTTTTGGCATTACTTTGCTTAATTTATCTAAGGCGCTACCATCTAAGGCAACTCCAGTGACATCATTTGTCTTCAGCCAGTCACAAGCTGCTTTAAGTTCATGGGCAGAAGCCTCACCACTCTTGACTCTCTTAAGAAACTCAAGGGTGACAAGGTTATGAAGCTCATTGAACTTCTCTTCTGTTGCTTTTTTCATACTGTAAAACCAGGATCTTTTTCCTCTTTGATTGTTTTCAACTGACGCTTGGTAAAACCTTTAGGAATCTTTCTTTCTGGTTTTAAAGTTTTCGTTTCTGGATCATAGTTATAAGTTACACCAGGTTTCATAGTGTCAATTCTCTCCTAGTAGTTTTTCTTTTATCAGTTTTACAGCTTGATCGTCCACTTTATTATCAGTTCTAGCTGCAGCAACGGCTAATAGATCAACTATCAGGTTTTTAACTGCAGAAGTTTGGACGAAAGCGATTAAGAGTGGCTTAATTAGGGTGATCATCATAATTAGTGGTGTTTACTTTTACTTTAATTGGTTGTAAGACTATAGGTACGACATCATGACATAGATGTTCGAATGAAGAACCTTCACGTAAGGTGAAACCTTTCTTTAAAAGCTCTGCACATCTAGAAACTCTAGTGAGTTCGTACTCTAATCTAAGTGTTTCTTCTAACCTGATAGCCATAGACTTACATTGTTCTGTTAAACTACCATTTAGAGGCACCATGAAATTTAATTGAGCTCCATAGTTCCATCCTCTAGCATAGCTTTCAGGATCGTAAGGCTTATTCTCGCTAGCAAGCCAGAAAGGGGAGAAAGTCATAGTAGGTCCATTACAGGATACCGACAGTTTCCCCATTGTCTGCCTACTTGGGGCACCATTATTCTGGAATTGCACTGCTTGATTGGTCACATTGCCTGTTGCAGTGCTACTAGGTGCCGCATTATTATACGTATCATCCGCAGCTCTAACAGGTAACCCTATTGTGAGAAGGTAGATAAGGATGTAGTAGTAGCATTGGTTGTTATTGTTCTTGTTATATCGATTTGTTCTACCAGAGCGTCTGCTACTCTGTCTACTGTTTCTAATTGGAAGTCTGCTCCAGCTGTTGTCACTGCAAAGGTTGTGTTGGAATCTCTTATAGCTCCTGAAGGGGTTACATTTGTACCACTCCAGTGCTTGTATTCGCCACCATAAACCTTTTGAGTGATGGTTTCGTTTACCGTTTGAGTTGTAGTTGTAGTTGCGTTCATGCTTCCCTGGGTGAACTGGGGCGTTATTGTATTTGCTCTTGCTACCGAGGGTGTTAGCAGTAAGAAGAGTATTAACCATCGTTTCATTCTTCTTTCTTTTTAGCCATAGGACAATTTACGGGTGTATTTCCTTTACCTTTAGAATTAGATGTGTTCAATCCGAATGTCGCGAGTGCTCCAGTAAAAACACTAGCCACGAACGTGATATCCCCACTTGATCCTTTCTTGATCATTGGTAATTCTACGTAGTTAAGGGTTATAATAAAGCCAGCCCAGACAACAACTCCTAACCGTACAAATGTACCTAGGATTTGTATCTGTTCTTCCTTATCATCTATTCCATCTTTTAATTTATCCAGAAGATTCTTCTTTTGTGGTGTCTCCATTGGTGAATTTCTTTTGTATTCGTTTTGCAAGTTGCATTATGATAGGTTTAAATATCTTTACACATTGCTTAAAAAGACTGGTGGCTGTCAAAGTAGCCGCAACCGAGATAGCAGCAGTCGTAGCTGCTGTAACCATTATCTCTTCTTCTGGTACCGGCATCCTATAGTTTGTAAAAGGTATATCTACCTTCTTAGGTTGTGGTTTATTAGCATTAGCATCTTCTTCTTCTGAGGTAACACCTTCAGGTGGTTCCAATTGACCTGGACCTACATACATAGGTAGATACGTTGGTATCTCACCTGATGGTGCATCCAATTCAGGACGCGGTAGTTCTGTTGGACCTATTATTATTGGATTAGGTAATTTATATCCAGGTACAATTGGTGGCTCAGACATTAACTAGAGACCTCTTGCAGAGCACCAAGCATTAACTTCAGCTGTTACTTGAGTGGTAGTTAAAGCAGCTACAGTATCATCAGGACCTAATACACTTATAGGGTATCTAGAATGAATATCTAATACTTTTGTAATCATTTGAGACTTAGTATATTTAGTAGCAGTATTAGGTATAGAAGCTTCATTCACTGTAGAGTATCCAATAAACTTATTATTATCTGGATCTTTGTAATAACCACCGTCTTCCATCCAAGATGAGGCTCTACCATTCTCAAGTGTGTAATCGTAAATCATTAGTTTCTCGCTGATTGTTTCATCATATCATACATATAATCTTTATTAACGAAGTCTGCTTTACCAAATAATCTTTCAGCAGTTTTATCTACATTCTTGTGATATTTATTGCCCATTTCATCTAAAAAATCTTCTAAGTCATTTGCATGAAGAAACTCATTTCGTTCAATACGTTCATTTACATTATTAATATAAGTACTCACTTCTGTAAAGCAAATCTGTGGATGAATACCCATCTGTTGACAGTATTCAATAGTAGCAGGTTGTGCTCTTCCTACTTGAAGTAAGTCGCGATACATTAATTCATATGCTCTTCGTACATGATGTCGTTTCTCTTCTTTCTCAAAAGCAACTTCATCCCAATCTTCAATATTATTTACCTTTTTTATATTGTTATAAGCGTCAATTAAAGTAGCAATATCTCCAAATGAGCCATTGATGCCGTTTTCTAATGAAGATAATACAATACATTTATGACGATATGCAGCAGCATCTACTGGATCAGTTGAATCTTTTAATCTTTCTATTTCTGATAAAGTCTCTGCATAAGTAAACTGAGCTTCTGCTAATGCAGATTTTCTTTTCTCAGTTTCAGCTAGAATTTGCCGAAGCAGACGATAAGGTGAATGACCATTGAGCATGGTCAAACTCATCAAAGATAATGTAGTTTGACTATTTCTACTTCCAAATGCTCTTGTTTTCTCTAAAAGTTCAGGAAGATATTTATTAACTTTCTCAACTGATTTCTCATTAATATTATTACTTGGAATAATGAATCCAATAGTTTCTTGTTTAGTAAGTTTAGTCATAAATGTTTGGGTAGATTAATCACCTGAAGCACCACCAGCACCGTGACGACCTTGTGATAGGTCACCAAAATCGGTAGCATCGCCAGTAGTTTGAATAGTAATTTTATCAATAGTAACGTCTTGACTGGTACCACCAGCAACACAAGCTTTAGTACCGTCTGTAACAGCACCACAAGAACTTCTGGCTGATGTTAAGTCACCAAAGTCAGAGGCATCTCCTTCTGTTCCAATTGTAATATAACCTATCGTTTCTTTGTCAGACGAACCACCACCAGCAATAACACCTCGAGTGTTGTCAGCAGTAGCTGTACATGAATGTTGAGTATGTGTTAAATTACCGAAGTCAGTTGCATCACTAGTAGTTGCGATTAAAACGAAGTCCATAGTATCACTAGAACCACTACCCCAACCACCAACAAATACACCTCTTATACCATTATCACAGCCATATAAAGCGTGTCTGGCTTCTGTCAGAACACCAAAATCTGTTGAATCACTGGTGCTAGCAATTGTTATATAGTGAATTTCATTCTTATTTCCCCCTCCGTATCCACCAGCAAATAAGCCACGAGTACCGTTACCGCAGCCACCACAGCTCGAAGGAGCAAAAGTGAGATCATCGAAATCTGTTCCATCGCCTGTGGTTCCTATTGTTACATAATCCATATCTGAAGTACCACCAGCACCTCCAGCCCATACACCACGAGTACTATTACTAACAGCTGCAGTACGACTTCTGCCATTATTTAAATCGCCAAAATCTGAAGCATCTGCTGTTGAAGCACCGATATTTGCATAGTCAATCGTATTGACGTAAGTACTGGTATAACCACCAGCCCATACACCACGATCTCCACTTCTATTACCTACGTCAATGAAAGGAGCAATAGCTTCTTTTGGTACTTGAGCATATAGCATCTGCTGAATAGGAGGCGTCATGTCACGTCTCCTCCAGTAATTACACAGACACTAGTAGTTATAAATAGAATTGTAGCAACACATCGTTGACCAAGTGTTACACTACCATTATCCCCATCGCCATCTCCAAGATACATAGTAACGCCACTACCTTGAGTAATAGTTCTATCACCAGTACTGTTATTATAAATAGTAACCATATCACCAACACTAAATATAGAGTTAGGTACTGTTACTGTTCCTGTACTATTAATAAATTTACCAGCATCTGTAGCGACTAAAGTGTAAGAACCTTGTGCATTCTCAGGTATATTTGGAACTCTACCTTTAAATACAGTTGCTGTAACTGTTCCTGTACTAGGATTATAGTGTAAATCTCCATCAGATTCTAGTCCTACATTACCTGTAGCGGTAGCACCTTCAATGAAAGTAATAAGATTATTCTCATTTGTATTCTCGTTATCTGCTACAGACACATGGTTAGCATTAGTTGCAGTAGTAGAAGTAATAGCACTGTCTGATGATACTCCACCGATATAAGTTTGAAGTGTCGCACCGTTGACTGTATAAGCATCAGCCTCTAGTGTACCATCAAAATCTCCATCATTTGCGTCTATATCACCTTTAAATACAGTTGCTGTAACAGTACCTGAACTAGGATTATAAGTAAATGTACCGTCAAATTCTAATCCAACATTACCAGTATTAGTATTAGCATCTTCAACAAATGTTATAAGATTCTCTTCGTTAGTACTTTCATTATCAGTTACAAGTACATGAGCTGCATTCGTTGCATCA